ATACAAGAATTCAAACATAATATCAAATGAAACACAAGGCACAAATTAAAAAAATATATAAACAAGATAAACCTCCGTTTGGAGACAACATATATACTTACAAAATAGAAACAACCAAACATACTGCATTTTATTACAGCTCTAAAATATCTTTTAGTGAAGGTGACGAAGTAGAATATGATTATCTTCAACAAAAAAACGGAGACTATAAATTCAAAGACTTGAAAAAAGCAAGTATGTATAACAATTACAATAAAGAGAAAACTGACTATAATGTTAGATTAGATACTGGAAGAAGTATATTAATGCAAGTTGCATTTAAAGAAGCATCACAAGCTTTTATTGCAGGTAAAATTACACAGGAAGAAGTTGAACAATTAACAAACAAATATTTTAATATAATAGATAAATAAAATGGAAATAACAGGAACTATAAAACAAATTGGAGAAACAAAAACATTTGGAGAAAAAAACTTTGAAGTAAGAAAGTTACTTTTAGAGACAAAAGAAGATTATCCACAAAAAATACAATTAGAGTTTACAGCAAAAAACTGCCATCTATTAGATGACTATAATATAAACGATGAAGTCAAAGTTACTTTTAGTCTTAAAGGTCGTGAATGGAAAAGTCCAGAAGGTGAAACAAAATATTTTACTACTATTGCAGGGCGTAAAATTAATTATAATGAAGAACTTACTTTACAGGATCAAAACATAGACAGAAATGTAAGTAATGATTTACCTTTTTAAAAAGTAAGCACTGATAAACAAAACAACAAATGCTTATAAACTTTGGAGATGAGTTAGACAAAGTTGATAAAATAAGACAAGGTATACTTAAAGAAGCACCAAAAATCGGCATTGAAGAAATAGATAATGTCATACGCTTCAAAAAAAATGTTACTTGTTTTGCTGGTCACGCAAACGTAGGTAAAACATCTGTTATACTTTTTTTTATGATGCTCTTTGCACAAAAGCACAAAATTAAGTTCCTGGTATTTTCTTCTGAAAACGAACCTTACTCTATAATAAGAAAACTTGTTGAATACAAAGCAAGTAAACCAATTAATAAAATATCAAAACAAGAATTACACAAACACTCTACGTTTGTAAATAAGCATTTTAAATTTATTGATTGCGAAAAGAATTATGATTATTTAGAATTATTATCTTTATGCGAAGTTATATACTCTCAGTCTGGTTTTGATTGTCTTATTATAGACCCAATAAACAGTCTAAGGAAAAATAAAAGTATGATGAAGTTCAGTAACGCATACGAGTATCTTTATGAAATGATGACAGACTTTAGAATCTTTGTAAAAAAATATAAAGTCGGTATCTGGTTGATAATGCACTCAGTAACAGAAGCTTTTAGAAAAAGATATGCAACAGGACACGAATATGTCGGACATCCTTTGCCACTTGCTATGTCAGATGTAGAAGGTGGAAATGTTTACGGAAACAGAACAGATGATTTTTATACAATACACAGACTTACTCAGCACGAGCAAAGATGGATATACACAGAGCTGCATTGTAAGAAAATCAAAGACCACGATACTGGTACGAAGCCTACAGGATTTGATAGTCCACTTGTTTTAGAAAGCATTGTAAATAA